TTCGGTACATTTACTGCTAGTTCTTTTCTCAATTGATCCTCAAGAGACTGTCTAATTGAAGATTCTCGTTGTTTGGCTAATTCAATAGCCTTGTCCAACTCCTCTTTGTCTGTACCAACCACTAGCTCAGGCATCAAGATACCCTCTTCTTGAATTCTCTTTGAACGATAAGCATTCAATTCTGATTCTCGAATACGGGTTTCCGCCTGGTTTTCAACTGTTTTGATCTGTGCTTGTAAAGCATTATTTTGATCAATCACTTGTTGGATCTGCTTTTGTAGTCTTTCCATGTCAGACAATTTAGAGTCCTCGATTTCCTCAAGTTTCTTCTTCGTTGAGTTCAACTCTTTTAGCACTTGCTCTTTTTGTTTCGCTAAGTCTTCAGACTCTTGTTTACGCTTCTCCATGGATGCATAAAGTTTGTCTTTCTCTTCTTTGCGAATCTTATTTAACATTTCGTCAACCTGAGACTTCGTATAGATGTCTTCACTTGACTCTTGTTGAGCATTTACCTCTTTGGATGACTCTTGACTCTTAACTTCACTTGGATCTTTGTTTAATTCGGTTTTTTCTGGCGTATCACTCATGTTTCTTTATGTCCTACCATTTTGGTGTGCATTGAGATATTTAATATTAACGAAGGATGTCAACTTTAGGAGCGCGTCGCGCGTGATGTCCACCTGCATTCATCATCATTTGAAGACGACCATCAACACGAGCTTTATTCGGTTGATTTCGCATATCGAAGTAGTCGGTCATTCCTCGGTTTTTAGAAGAAGCATCTTGTCCAGGACGAACACTTGGGTTCGCACGATTTGGTGAGTACATAGCCATTGTGGCCTCCTTATCTCAATAAATTGTTTAAATGTAAACTTAGTTTCGGCAATTTTAAATTATTTGCCCGCTATTATTCTATCATATTTTTAAAAAAACAGAAAATTATCTAAACAGAGGCTCAATGCTACACATACAATTTGCATGGGGTACTTCGGGAAAAGCATCCACTCTGTATAAACCCGTCCTACTTAAAGAAGCAGGAAGAGAATCTGACACATTTGAAGAAGAAGCCAAAACTTCACACACTTCTGTTCCGCCATACGATTTATGAGACACTGAAAGCCTCCAATAGGCATAATCTACATCTAGATCTTGTATTACAGATAATGTGGCTTTGTGCATTGCCTTGTTTTTTTCTGTTCGATTTATTCTTGCCAACCCTCTTGCTATACAAGCTCTTTGACTTCCTTTCGGATCTATCAATCTTTTCTTTAGCAAAGAAACGCCTTGTTCTCTTTCTTTTCGGCTTTTAAGTATTTGGGTTTCAAGCACCGTAGCCATCCTTTTTGCCAAGACATCCAACCTGTCTCCCGTGTTCACATCGTTAACTTTCTCCCGAAGAACAGAACTAGTGATTTTTGTTGACAAGTCATTTATTTGGGTGCGATTGATTTGCCCAAAATCTCCTGCTGCTCTGTTGACTCCAATCAGGTAAGTCTTAACTGCACCTTGCATGTTAGACTCTATTAAACCTGCCGCTTTCACCATCTTTTCTTTAACGATCTTTCTAATCTTCCTTTGAGCTTCCCTTTTGTTTTTTACACGCAGTTGCCCGTCAGAATCCCTTTTTTGGTCTGACAATAGAAGAACCCTCTCCACTTCTACTATGGCATCCAACATGACTTTACGAAACTGTCCCTCTTGCTTAGGTAGTCTGTTAAGTATACGAACCTTGGCATCTCTAATATGCTCGCTACGCTCACCTTTTCTCACTGCCCTTGGGTTAGAGTATAAAATTATATTAGAGCCGTTAGAGAGGCTAATAGAGTGCCTTGTAGAGACTAATCCCCCTTTGTTTCCAATCTCCTTTGGCTTAAACTTCTTAGCCATCGAGCATCTCTCCTGTTGCATTTAAAGAGTTTTTCTCACCCGTTGCAATTGGGTCTGGTCGAACAGGATTTGGATTACCTTTACCTCTTCCTTCTCGTCCTTCGTCCACAAGCTCCTTGACCTCAACCTCTTCCCCAAACATTTGTCCAATACCAAACTCTAACTCAGCTTGGTTTTCCTTCTCTTCTTTGATGTCTTCTTTCATCTTTTCAATCTCACGTTGACTTAAGCCCATCTTCATCATTTCGTATCTCTTAGAAGTTAGTCCCAAGTCTAGGCGCTTCATTGCTCGATCTAACTCAATTGATTCATCTCTTGGTAATGGAGATGGGAAGATCACTTCATTTCGATATTTGTTCATCTTGTTCAATTTATCAAACATTCTGCCAAAACTAGGGTCTGCTAGTGCAGTGATCTTCATAAATAGACGATTCACCAACCTTAATCCAGACCCATAAGATTGTATTTTAACTTGCCTAGACTCAAGCATCGGCATGTATCTCATTGAAACTGATGCCCCTGTCTCACGATTATTCACATTAGAAGACAAAGCAATCTCAGGAACTCCACCAACCTCATGCATTGCTTTCTTGATGATCTGTAAATACTCAAGAGAGGCAGATAGTTCACCACTTAAAGCTAAGTTTTCAACCGAAGCATTCTCTGGAAGACCCCACATTCGATTTGCCCCCCGCTCTAGTTGAGTTAACTTAGCCCCTTTAACAATAGTTACAGGACTACCATGGTAATTGATCACATCAGAGATGTCCGTACTCTTCTCGTTAAACTCTCTTTGCAATGAAATAATGTCAGACAAGTCTGATCGACCGTAAAACTCTCCTGCAATCGGATAGTTTGCAATATGGACAATTGGGATTTCTCCTAAAGGATTTGGTCTTTCGTTTTCAATTCCATTCGGATGGTATTCAATCACTCTATCAGAGAACCATCTTTCACCATACCAAACGACATCGTTGCTTTTTAAATCACCAAAACGACTCTGATACTTACTGTCCCCATTCTTAAACTTAGGGAACAAAATTAATACAGAGTTCACCTTCTTTCGATCTACTCCGTGTGGTCCACCGAATGAAGGAAAAACATATTGGCTTGGCAACACATCTACACGAGCGTATGGCGGTTCAATCGGATCTGAATCTTCCCAGGAAACACGAAGAAAGACATCTCCTGTAATTGAACCCATTTGCGCCATCTCAAATGCAATCATTTCTTTGCGATTCATTTCCCAAGTTCGCTCTAACATCAATCTAACGAACTCTCTGTCTTCGTCTTCTTTAGAAGGTGTTGCAGGATCGTCTGGTATTGAAACAGAGAAACCACTCTTCATTAGGAAGTTTACAGAAGCATCAACAAACCGTCGGCAGTAGTTAATCGTCACTAAAGGCTCATTGATGTCTCTAGTATGATCCCACTGAGAACCTCTATAAAATCTCATAAACTCCCTGTATCTTCTTAGCCGATCCGAGTGTTCAATCTCTGTACTCGTCACTAAGTTGTATACATTAGACTCTGAGCTTCCGTAAGGAGTAGCACTAATCATTCCTCTGTTTAATATTGCCATATTTAATCCCACTTTCGGTGTACGGATATTTTCTGAGAAAACAATCTCTTCTTTGAGATTCTCTTCTCATAATTGTTTTCATAAATGGATTTTAACCAATCTCGGACCGATTCGGTACTTAGATCTTTTAATTCTTCTAATTGCATTGCTTTTTTTACTCGCCTGGAAGAAAGTCCACTTAACTCTACCACTTGTTGAAAAGTCAAATCACCATCCATCAAACTTTCTCCTTCCTCTTCGTTCTTTTATTTTAGAAGAGAATCTACGCCTGGAATCATTTACTGCAGAACCCATAAACGGATTAGCAATTGTCTCAACCCCAAGGTTTTTCTTGTTTACTAAATAACATAACATCATCAACCCATCTGCATAGTCGTCATGTGCATCCCCCGAACCACTCGACTTTTTCTTCTGCCTTGGTGCATGGACATCCATATACTTACCCTTCCAATTTTTTTGGAGGTCATACATTTGACGAACAAATCGTTGCCACTTTTTCAGTGTACGAGCATGGTCCCCAGCGGGATAAGTAAGCCTTTGCTCTCTAATCTCTTGATACAAAGTTAAATAACCTTCATGCTTGCTTCTTTGATTAAATATAAATGGCAGTACATCAATACCATCATCGTATAAATCTGCATAAAGACGATCATAAATTGGATCACCCCGACCTGTCGCATCCACAATCAAAGAACCAATCTTATAGTTAGATAAGTAATGCAGAATCTGTGGGTACTGTGTCTCGTGATCGTCCCCCTCGATCTCCAACCAATTGACAATATGTACGTGATGCCGATCTTCACCACTCACATGAATTGGGTTATCCCACCAAACCTTACCAACTGTCAAAACTGTAGAGTCATTTGCTCGGCCAATATCCAAACTTGCCACCATATTTTCAGTGTATTGATCACTATTGTATGGCACATGCGAACGAACAAAATGGACATATTTGCCTTTTACTTTGTTTCTAATCTTACTTTTCTCCCGAATCCCACATGCATCGAAGATTTCTGGTGCAATAAAGTGTCCACGTTCTAATAACCAGTGAAGCCGATATGACATCCTAAATTCATCAGAATCATACCCAAGCCTGTCAATCTCACGCTCAATATACTGACGATACCTAGGATTATATCTAGCAGGGTATTCATAGTCGTACTGGAAATGACAAGATAACTTCACCGTACCAGAATTAGTCTTAACTCGATTCCGCTCGCAAGCATCAAAGAACTCGTTCTTGTGTTGGTTTGGTGTACCAATCTTAACCATGGATGCATTTGTACTTGCACCCATCGGATGGATCGACTTGCGGATCTTATAGTTTGATATGTCTTGAGTCTCTTCACAAATGATCAGATGATATGTCTTACCTTCGATATTAGCTTGAGGCCCAGCACTGTTCGCATCTACATAACTGCCGTTGGGTAAACGAAGAACCTTTCGGCCTCCTTGAAGATCAAGCCCAATGTCGGGATCACTCAATACCTTCAACATTGAATCCGACTGCATACGTTGTGCCATACGACTATGCATGATGCCCGCAAGCTCATAACTCGGTGCAAAAATACCCACCCACAACCCATCTTTGAACTTGTTGATTCGATCATCCTCCTTTAAACCGTCCATTTTCGCTAAAGTTGGCAAAATTACACACAAACCCACAGTCACACAAGATACTGTCTCTGTCTTTCCCGACTGCCTTGCAAATAAAGCAGTAATCTCCTCCCCGTCCTCCATTAAAACTGACTGACAAATCCTACGTCCAAATTCCTCTTGGTAAGGATATAAACTTACACCCGCTGCTTCTTTACAAAAGATGAAACAACGCTCTGCTAAATCAATCATCTCTTCATAACTTAAAGTGTGTCTAGGCTCTTTTACTTTCTGTATCTTTCCCATCCTATTTCTTCTTTCGTCTAGCCATTATCTTCTTAGCCTTCTTATACAATAACTCGTCTGCAGTCTTTGTCGTTTTTCCTCCTTGCACAAACGATAACACACGACCTCGACTCCATGCGATTTGACTTGCACCAGGTCTCCTGCCCGTTGCAAATGCCCTTGCCCCCCGCTCATGTACCTCCCTTAATATCCCTAATGGATATCCCGTGGCCTTCGCCACTGCCTTTAAATACCCCTCTTTTGTATTAGACTTCATATTCTCTTTTATTCGCTTCTTTAAGCCGCTCTTTGTCGCTTGCTTCGTATACTTGCTCGGCTTTGTCTTTGCAGTCTTATCTCCCGCCATCGGCCCGTAAGACGGATTGCCCTTCCGACTCGCTTTTGCCCTTTTTCTAATTTGCTCTTCTCTTTCCTTTTTAGTCTTTCCCTTCAATCCTGCTGTATACTTTTTGGGTACTTTGGTTTTCTTTTTTCGGGGCGCCATTTCTGAACTCCTTTGCAATCAAGGTTAATTGATTATACAAACCCCTTAACTCTTCTTGAGAAGGAGATCCATACATCTTGGAATTACATTCTAACATATCTTTTACATCAAGTAATTCATTCCAAGCCTCTCTCGTTTTATCTTCTTGTACTGATTTCATCGGAAACGATGATTCACGAGACGCAAACATATACAACAAACTTTCATCAAACATTTAGGAGTCCTCCATGGGCAATAGTGTTAATCATCCTAGCCATTACCATCCAAATTCAATAGAAGTTATTGATGCCATTGAAGCATGGAATCTTAACTTCTCACTCGGTAATGCTGTGAAGTATATAGCAAGATCTGGATTAAAAAACCCAGAAAAAACAACTGAAGATATAGAAAAAGCCATTTGGTATTTGAATCGTGAATTAACAAGGATTAAAACAAATCATCAAATATCCCATACTGATCATCCAACATCTCCAACGCCTCCTCTTTAGTGTCCCCATAACCCCAACCCGTCCAAGATGAACCCAAATTAAAACACAAAAACACACCTCGGAATCGACGAATTGAAGATACATCCACCAACTCGTCAAACTCGTGTTCTTCATATGATGCAAGCACCAAGTCATACATAGTGTCCCCCTCTGCAATTACATCGCCTACTTTTACCGGGTACTCTATTTCTAATACACTGTCCGGAAAAGAAATAATTCCGTTTGAATGATAAAACACCCAACCCAAACCTTGGTATTGCTTAAATCGGCTTGCCATGACTTCCTCCACAACAATTATAGTTTAAACAGTTCTCGTGGCCATGGTCTTTACACTTTTTCTTCATTGACTGCTTGATTGCATATCCTTGGGCTTCGGCTTCTTTTCTCGTCTTGTATACTTTACCTGACGAACCCCAACGATATCCTCCTTTTACTTTACGGACAGGCATTATCTGTTGTCTCCAGAACCCTTTAGCACACCACGACTATGTCGGCTTGCTAGTTTGTCTAAATTGATCTTCGCAATATCCTCAAGTTCATAACCAATCTCGGTAGATAACGCAGCTAAATACCACAGCACATCACCCAACTCCTTCGCTATCTCCTCCCTTTTCTTACAATCCATCTCTCCCTTGTTATCTCGTATTACCTTCTTTACTTTTTCTGCTACTTCTCCTGCTTCACCCACCAAACCAAGTGCAGGGTAAACTAAACTATGCTCTTTTGGGAAAATCGCTGTCTCCATCGCCTTTTCTTGATATTCAGTCAATTTCATTTCTTACCTCCATCATAATGATCATCTCTTGAACATCTTCTAATATTTGAGTAGAAGATTCTTTTAATTCTGGATAAGCCTCCTCTATTAAAGGCTCTTCAACAAAAGAAGGTTCATCTTCACTCCATCTTCGCATCGGTGGCTGCATACCAACCACAAAATCATTGCTTAATAAAATATAAAGGACTGTTAAAATAAAAACCATCACTATTAAATAAAATGTTTTCATTTCTTTAACTCTTCTTTTATGTCATCCAAAATCTTTTTGATAAAAGACATCGTTACATTCAACTCTCTTAAAGCCGCTTGGTTTTCTTTCACTCCGTCGTGAATTGCTCTCTGCTTCGTCTCTAATGCAGAAATCTGAATACCTTGCTTTATTGTCTTGTGCTTCAATAAAGCAACATCAACTGAAATAGAGTTCATCCACAGCAATGCGGGCAACATACACACACTTAACAATTTATATAAAAGCTCAGGTACTTCGATCTTCATTTTACTCTCCTTTGTTTTACATACATTTTACTAAATTTTAATTTAACATTGACGTTTTTTTTAGATACTGATAAATCTATTAAAATTACACACACCCTATGAAAAAGGATTATGACATGCAAAAGAAATTACACTTCATACTCAAAACAATACCAAATAATCCTCCCTCTCCTCTCGATCTCATGCGCTCTCTTGTTAACCTAGGCGTAGAATACGACTCCGACGAATACTTGTTCACACTCCGATTTTTACACGCAAACGTGTCTCAGGAATACTCCGATCTCACTCACCAGGCATTCTTTATGTATTCACAACGAATGAAAAGATGTTGAAAAGACAAATATGATTATTAAAGTTTCAGTCCCTGGACAACCCGTGGCTAAATCAAGACCAAGGTTCTCCTTCAAGTCAAAAAGAGCATACACCCCCAAGAAAACAAAAGACTATGAAGAACTCATAAAAGAACACGTCAAACCCCTAGTCCAAGGCAAAATCTCTGGCGCAATTGAAGCAAAATTTATCGTCGTCTTCCAAAGACCAAAGTATATGATGACCAAAAAGTATCAGGACAAACTCATACTCCATACAAAAAGACCCGATCTTGATAATGTTATCAAAGCTATCATGGATGCACTCAACTCCATACTAGATGACGACTCGCAAATCTGCAAAATCTCCGCAGAGAAATACTATAGCGATAAATCTCAACTACCCTATACTCACATACAACTGAAAGAAATAAATAATGTCTAAATTAGAAGCATGTTGGATCGTACTCTTTAATCTTTTCGGCAATAACCCCGATTCACTCTCTTCCGGATACCAACGCAAAATTACACGAAACCTGTACCCAAAATTACAAGTATGCAAAAACGTATACACCGAAGCACAAAAACAAAATATCGACCCACTCCTCGCAATCTCTGTCGCATATCGAGAAACACGATTCCGAAACGTAGAATCAAAAAAAGGCGCAAAAGGTCCCATGGGCGTTATCCCAAAATATCACTGCCCCAAAAATAAAAAACAAAAATGCAACTACACAAAAGCAGGTATACACGCTCTTATTAAATACCTAGAAATTAATGAACACGAATTATGCCCCGCACTCGCACAATACAACCGCGGCAATAAAGGCAAATGCAAAAAAGGAAGATCCGAATACCACTACGCACAAGATATACTCAAAATCTATAAACTACTTCTTAATCACAACTACTGCTCAAGCGAATTTGAATGCTAAACCCACAAAAAACCTCTTATCACTGCAACGCCTTATAATGCACATCAGGCTCTACCGTATTTACCCAACGTATACGCCCCAATACACTCGACTTCTTACGACTCCTCGTTCTCACACCATTCGCAGTATTCCCCTCTATCGTCTGTATTCGATCTCCGTCCTCATACAAAATCACACCAATATGACCATACTCATTATTACCCCTACCCCTCTCATCACTACCACTACCCCTCACCCCCATCACAAACAAATCCCCTGACTCCACATCCGACATGTCCTCACTATATACACCCTCCTTCTTCGCCCACCTCACCGTCTGAGTCACCCCTCCAAACCAATTGCCAAAAGGAATATCCCCCCAACTCTCCGCCTCAAATAACTCCGCTAACCAACTGCTGATCGCTATCGCACACCAAGCTGGAAACTTCGTAACCCCTCCAATCCCCCAATGCTTCTTGTACGCACTCTTCACCATACGAGTCTCCCCCGTTATTCGCGTCCCCTGCACCAGATGACAAATATCACCTCCCTTATTACTCCCCATCGGACTCTCCTGCTTGTTCAAATCACCCCAACATATACTCAAAAATTGAATCAACAAATCACACACTCCCGAACTACGCAAATCCTCCTCAATCATTATCCACCTCTCGTCCTTCACATTCACATCCACTCGCAATGTCGAATTACGCCGCAATAACGACTCCCAGGTTCGATCTCCACATATCCCATCAACTACCAAATGCCAACGCATCTGGAACTCCATCAAACACGCACGCGTCTTCGGACCAAACACTCCATCAACACCCAACTCAACCTCTCCATGCGCATTCAACCTACGCTGCATGTACATCACATCCCTACCCAAATCTCCCTCGCGTAAAGTTATATACATCTCACTCTCCTTCTTTTTTTTAAAAAAAATTAATAAAATTATTGACAATAGTCATGCACCATTGTACAACCAATTCATCACCTATTCAACCCCAGACAAAAGGATTTATACCATGCCAACTACCAAAACTAAAAAAACATCCGAAATTATCACCCTCTCCATGAACCCCGAACTCGCAAGACTCCTAAAAGCCCTCGAACTCAAAACAAATACAAAACGATCCACACTCATCCGAAACCTCATCATCCAAGAACTTAAACAACATGGACTCCTCCATGATGACTACACCTCAAACCCAAAACTAGGAAGACCAAAAAAACAATAAATACAACTCCAAACAACACCCCCCCACTCTCAGGATATATCACAAATATATCCACAATCCCCCCGTGCCTACATCTCAACAAAATCTCCCCTAGTGTAAAAGTGACTTGCACAGGTTTGGGGTCGGGCTTCCTTGGGGCTATTGAAAAAGCCCATAAACCACAAAAAAGATCATCAAAGATAGGGCAAATACGCACGTAAATGCCCCTTAAAGCGACGTTTTTCTATAGGTCTATATGAAACTACCTAAAATTAATAATTTTACGTTAGAGCGATTCCCTTTTAAAATCAAGCACTTAGCTTGGTAGGTAAATGTAGCTTTTTATCCTACAT